ATCCGGCTAGATGTGGGATCGGTGGATCAAGACATCGCCGATGCGAGCACCTGGAGCACCTTCGACAGTAAGGTCTTCTTGGATGATCCTAATATGGTAGAGGGAAACATCTTGAATGAAGCTCTGGAGACTAAGGTCCTGGTGGTAGATAACATGACTGGTGTGTTTGACAGAGTGACACAGTGGGCACGCAACAAGCGTAGCAGTGTTAAGGGATTCAAATCAAACACTCGTGAGGAGTTGTGGATTCTTCGTCAGTTGTTCCACTACCTAAAGGCTCAGCAAGTGTCGTTCTATATCCCGACATTCTCTAAGGATCTGATCCCCAATACTACGCTGTTGAATACTCAGAGCCTTTTCGTTATGGACAACATCGGCTACACTATCAACGCTCGCAACCGTCCATCCAAGGATTGGTTCCGAATGCACTTGAAAGATGGAACCATCCTAACCCGGCAGATCCTGATCTCCACAGAGGCTTCTGCGTCGGAGGAACAGCTTACGGTGGATGTTGCCTGGCCGTATGACATCGACCCGGACGATATCGAAAGGTGTGAATTTTTGGAGAAAGTCCGGATTAATGTTGACGACATCGTCATCACACACTATAATGCACTTGGACAGGCTAAATGTTTTGTACCAACTAAAGAGGTATTTGATTAATGGCATTCGAAGATTATGAAGTAAGTGTAGAGGCAGGGCAGCCGGTAGAGCTATACGCCCTGGGGCTTGGATCGACGACCTGGTACTTTCACAACCAGATCTACGGCGAGACCATAAGCTATGGCGGTAACGATTATACACCATTGGCGGTAAGCCGGGGAACCATCGGAGGAGCCCAGGAGAATTTGGACATCACCATTCCCGGTGACCACGACTTCGCCCAGAACTTCATCGAAGTAGCCCCTGGGCAACTGTCAACCCTTACAATTTATGAGTTCCAGCGGGGTGAAGGCCTTGGGGATGTACAGGTAAAGTATAAAGGAGTTGTGCGGTCCGTATCGTTCGCTCAGCAAGGTTTTGAGAGCACTTTGACGGTTATCCCCCTGACAGCTACCTTCGACAAAACAATCCCTGACAGGACGTTCCAGGCCGGGTGTAACCACACTCTGTTCGATGCAGACTGTCAACTGTCTGCGTCATCCTTCAGATATGTAGGGACCTGCACTGCACACGTATTGAACGTTATCACCGTGAGCGGCCTTACGGTCCAAGGCTCTGGATGGGCAGACGCGGGATATGTGTCCTATGGCTCCCTGGACTTTCGTATGATCCTCAGCCAAACAGGAGACGACTGCACCCTTAATCTGCCTTTCTATCAACAGGTAGTAGGTAACAGTGTGAACGTATATGCAGGCTGCGATCACGACATTAGCACCTGCAATACTAAGTTCAGCAACTCAATTAATTTTGGGGGCTGCCCTTACGTTCCAACTAAAAATATCTTTCAGACAGGACTATAAATTATGTTCTTCCTCACACTAGCGTTGTGGGCCGCTACCTTCGTAGCCAGCCGACTGTTGACACCTGATCCTGAGATCGAGGATGCCCGCCCTGCGTCGTTGAATGATTTCAACTTCCCTACGGCTACCGAAGGCCGGGTACTTCCACTTCTGTGGGGCACTGACATCATTGATGGTCCTAATGTGATTTGGTATGGGGACCTTAAGGTAGTGCCTATCAAGGAGAAGGTCAAGGTCTCCATGTTCAGTTCCAAGAGCTATATTAAAGGCTACCGGTACTACGTCAGCATTCAGTTTGGACTGGCCCATGGTGAGTGTACCTTGCGTAAGGTATGGGTTGGCGAGGAACTAGCTTGGTCTGGCACACAAGCAACAGATGGTGACATCACCCTAGACCATAAAGACCTTACAGGTACGGCGACATTTTACACTGGCTCTATTACACAATCTGTGGATACCTACCTGGCCACACAACAGAGCCCTTGCCCTGCGTATCGTGGGATGTCTTATGTGCTGGCTAAGAATGTTTACGTAGGTGAGTCTACTTCTATTAAACCTTGGAAGTTTGAACTGACCCGCATTCCTAATGGCCTGTCCCTGTCTGGCTCTGGAACAGTAAACACCTATGACTGTAACCCAATGAACCTGGCGTATGAGATCATGTCCGACGCTCGTTGGGGTTATGGATATCCAGATGTTGATATTGACAAGACGGGAATGGCTACGGCAGGCGAGACCTTGAAGCTTGAAAATAATGGAATGAGCATGCTGCTGGCACAGTCCCGGCAGGCGGGGGATATCCTTACTCTAGTTGAGAAGCAGGCCGATTGTAAGTTCCGCCTGGATGCTCAGACTGGCAAGTTCACTGTTGCGTTGATCAGGGATGGCTACTCCACTGTTGGGCTTAAGGAGGCTAACAACCAAACCATCCTGGAGATGGAATCATTTAGCCGTGGGGCATGGGAAGGCACACAGAACAATATCAGAGTACAGTATAAGCGAAGAGCAAATGATTACGCTGATGGATATGCCCTTGCCCAGGATATGGCGAACATGCAGATTCAAAACCGCAAGGTCCCTACAACATACAACTTCCCTGGGGTGAAGGACGACGACCTGGCGAACAGCATCGCTTGGCGAGAACTGCGGGCCAACAGCTATCCACTGGCTAAAGGACGATTCATTGTCAACCGAACGTTCTGGAACGCCTATGTAGGTGAGCCTATCCTATTCACGTACACCTGTAGTGAGTTTGATATTGATGAACTGCCTATGCGTATCATCAAGATTGATTATGGAACCCCGAAAGACCCCAAGATTGCTATTGACGTGGTTCAAGATGTATTCACATATGCCAGCCCTTCGTTTGCTGCTCCTGACCCTACGTCGTGGACTGTGCCAGACCGTGACCTGATCCCTATTCCTTCAGGGGAGCAGATTGCCTTTGAAGTACCCTACGCGATGTCGCGACGTGAGGAGTATGTGGCTGAAAACAAGATCTGGTGTGGAGCGGTTTCTCCTGGCCGGGAAGAGTCTGGGGTATACATCCGTCAACGTAATGACACAACAGACCCCTCTGGCGGAGCGTTCTATGACGCTGGCCAGATCAACGCATTCATGTTCATTGGGACATTGGTTGCGGATATTAACCCTGGGGACACTACGATCCAGGTCACTACTGATATGAACGAGACAGAGATGCTCCAGGTTGGAGCCTTTGAGTGCGGAAATGACCTGACTAACCTGGTACTGATCGGTGACGAGTTTATTAACTGCCAGACGGCTACAAACATCACCGGTGGAGTGCAGATGAACAACTGCTACCGGGGCCTGATGGATACCGCCGAGCGGGTTCACTCCCTAGGTGACCCTGTCTTCTTCCTCCTGGGCTTGGGAGCCACAACCGACACAGCTTTCCCTGTGGATAATCATGTGGACATCCGCCTCCTGCCGTATCGGGACGGTGACCAGACAGTCATCTCTGAGAGTGATCCCGGCCTGACCGAGATCGAGATTGATACAGACTACCGGGAGAGACGGCCTTATCCGCCTACTAACCTGGAACTAAACGGAACAGAATACCCAACTGGAACAGTGTCCCTTGACGTGGACAGTGCGTCCTCCGAGGATACCAAAGGCATTGAAGTTGAATTCAATCGCCGTGACTGGAGAATCTACGATGAAGTATCTCAACTGGACACTGACGCTGAAGACATCAATAGTGACTTCCCTGCGAACAACACTACACAGTATCGCATGCGTGTGTACAACGATCCCAGTGGAGCCAACACTCTACTGTTTACTGTCGCCTATGCTACAGTAGCTAAGACCGGATCAATCCTTGCCAGCCGTACCGAGATCCTGGCCAACACTGCGGGCGTGATCCCCACGGACCTGCGGATCTCAATCACCTGTAGACATACCGATGAATACTCGGTAGTGCGTGAGGCAACCCAGGACCTTTACTATGATTTCGACTGTGACTCCGCTGAGTTGGAAAACGACCACAACTGGGGTGTTCAGAACGTCGTAGACACCTACACAGGGACATGGACAGCCCCCGACACTGGCAACTATCCGTTCAAACTAGGCACCTCAGGTCCGAGTATCTGGGCATCTGTGAACGGTGGAGCCGAACAGCAAATTATTTCTGCCGGAACGACTACTGGAACCTTGACAGGAGTGTCTGCATCTGATACAATTAAGGTCAAGTACAAAGGATCAGTAACCGGGAACGAAACCATCGTACTTGTGGAATCGCCCGTAGACACGGAAGACGCATATGTGGTATTTCAATAATGGCTGAGTATACAGAAGACCATCTTGAACAGTTGGCAGATAAGGCGGCTGGAAAGGCCGTAAAGACGACTTTGATCGCCCTTGGGATTGACGCTGACAATCCCTTGGAGGTCCAGAAAGACATGCAGTTCGCCAGAAATTTTAGAACGCTGTCCGAGAGTGCCGGACGTAAGACCGTCCTGACAGTTATCGGAACAGCGGTTATCGGAGTCCTTGCCTTGATCGCAAGGTCGATCTGGCCAGGCAGTTAGTCGGAGACGTTCCAATGAGTAAACGAGTAGACCCTGACGTCATCGCCAGGGCAGCACACAGTGTCTATAATAACTGGCTCGCTATCTTGGGCCTGGATGCAGCTATTGAGGCAGCGGACTCCCTGAAAGAGGACCTGCTGCATGAACAAGAACGACGTAAGCAGTTGGAGAAATAGTGTATGGACGACATGGACAAGAATTTGATTGAATCCCAAAAACTGAGTGAAGCACACCAGAAGGATGTCGATCAGGCCCAACTGGAGGTAGGAGGGTTTGAAGTGACCAAGAAACGTCATGATGTTAAAGGGCCTATTGAGGTCAAAGAAACAAACCCAAAAGACGCAGTAGGAATTAAGAAGGCCGGGCTCCAGTGCGTGTCCTGCCTGTTCATTTCAGCCCTGGCGAAGATCGCTGGCGGGTATCGCTACCTACAGATGAAGACCCTCTTCGCCGTTGGCCTGGCCATGGCCGAGGGAGCCCGGAAGTATGGCCGTCACAACTACCGCGTGTCCGGCGTTCGTGCCTCTGTATACTACGATGCTTTGATGCGTCACCTTCATCAATGGTGGTACGGTGAGGACATCGACAAGGACTCCAACGTTCACCACGTTATCAAAGCCCTGGCCTGCATGGCCGTGTTTGTGGATGCCATGGAAAACGGCAAATGGGTTGACGACCGTCCGCCCAAGGTTCATATGCGGGTGATTGGCGAATGCTCCGGCAACTCAGCGTCACGGTATTACGAACTGATCCTGTCCCTGATCATGCAGTGGTGGGAAGGTGGCCAACATGACATGCTTAAGGTGGCCGCGTACCATCTCATGGAACTGCATCACGCCATCCTTCACGACGAGAACTATCACGATGACCGTCCCCGTGAAGGTGCCGTCCTGGGAAGCTCAGGCTGGCTGGAGCCGATGCATCTTCAAGTGGCCAATCTGATTGAGATGTACCCGGACGCTGTCCCTGCCTTTACTGAGGTGGACAACAACACGGAGACGCCGTACCGTAAGATTTCAAAATTCCTGGAAATTAATCGAAACTGTAAACTATGTACTGTGCCTATGGAAGAGTGCCAGTATCCAACTACTGCAAAAACTACTCGTACAGGATGTCCTAATTGGAGCGATGCATAATGAGAACCTTATTCCTTGACGTAGACGGAGTGCTTGTGGATTGGCTGGCAGGATGTCACCGACTCCACGGGAAGCGTTGGTCACCTGGTGACGCTACGCTACAGTATTGGCCGTACACCTTTGGCCCGAAGGGCTGGGACTTCTATAAGGACCCTGCCTTCGACGTGGAGCTTAAGGACCTCTTCACGGGAATGAACCGCAACTTCTGGGCTTCATTGGGCTGGATGCCTGACGGCCCAGAGATCCTGTCGAAGTGCGAACGTTACTTCGCAGGTAACGTATTCCTTCTGTCCTCCCCGTGCCATGAGGATGGGACTATTGACGGACGGTTCGACTGGATTAACGCTAACATGCCCAAGTATCGCAAGAGAATCTTGGTCGGTGATTGCAAGGAAGCCATTGCGAAAGCCGCTGGCCCTGATGCCGTGCTCTTGGATGACTGGGATAGAAACACAAATGCCTGGACAGAGGCCGGGGGAACTGCAATCGTATGTCCCCGTCCTTGGAACAGTGCGTACAAGAAAGCAGATGATATCATGAACGTCTTGGATATCTCCCTGCGGAATGCCTCAACCTAAGGAGTCTTCATGAAAGTAACAACAGAACAGGTAGTGGACATGTATCAACGACAGGGCGGCAACGTCCAAGCAACGGCCAAGGAACTAGGTGTGGGTAGAGCATCCATCTATCACCACCTGAAGAAGGCCGGGATCGACCGGACAAAGAAGCTGGCAAGCGGTACAGTCAGTGGTATTGAGGCCGTGCCGGTCAAGCTGCCCAAGCGTGGTAAGATCAAGCGGTACATCCTGACCTCTGCCCAGAACAACACCCACGTCCACGGGCCTGTATGGGACAACCTCATGGCTTTGGCGAATCACTACGATGCCCAGGTGATGGTTGGGACATTCACATACAACCAGAACGCCTACGGCAAGATGTCCGTCAAGCGTGGGACGGCCAAGGGCACCGATGATCGCCTGTGGTATGATCCCAAGGTCGTGCCCTTCATCGTTGATGAGCGTCACCAATTGGCTCCTCACCTTCAGTGGTGTGGTGAGATGAACATCCTCCCCACTGCCGTGAATCCGCTGGCCGGGTTCGAGACATACACGGCCCGTGATAGTAGCATCTTCCCGCAGGTGAAGTTTGCCATGCGATCCATCCCTTCTGGCCGATATGAGGGAACCAAGTTCACGTACACCACTGGTACGGTTACCAAGCGTAACTACATCCAGAAGCGTGAAGGCCTCAAGGCCGAGTTCCATCACTGCTACGGCGGGCTGCTGGTTGAGGTAGACGACGCTGGTAACTGGTGGGTTCGTCAGTTGAACGCCACCGAGGAGGGCGTGATCTACGACCTGGATCTCTGTGTTGAAGATCAGAAGGTCCGGACCCATGATGGTATTGAGGCCGTGACATGGGGCGACACCCACTGCCTGCTCCTGGATGAGGCGGTGCATACCTGTTCCCAAAAGATGCTGGATGATCTGACACCCAGCAAGCAGTTCGTTCACGACGTGATGGCCGGGGCCGTGACAAGCCACTGGTCCAGTAAGTGCCTACATACTCGCTTCCGTAACTTCGTCAAGTCTGGCGGCTGGAACGACCTCACTAAAGAGATCCAAGGCTGTGTTGAATTTTTGAAATCCATCAACAGACAGTATTGCGATACGTATGTCGTGGATTCAAACCATGACCGCACCTGGATGGAGAAGTGGCTTGGACGGGATGGCCGGGAAGACCCAAAGAACGCCTTGCTGTGGTTCGACCTCAACGCTGCGTTCTACCGTGCGATCCAGGCAGACCCCCACAGTCGTGACTTCCACGTCGTGGAGCACGCCTTCCAGTTGCAGGGACTAGATCCGATGGATGCTATCTTCCTGCGTCCGGATCAGAGTATGCTGATTACGCCTGCGGAGATCGAGTGCGGGATGCACGGCAACCTTGGGCCTAATGGTGCCCGTGGTTCTGCCAACAACCTGTCCAAGATGGCACGCAAGGCGAACATTGGTCACACGCATCAAGCCGGGATCTACAACGGCGTTTACGTGTGCGGCGTATCCTGTGAGACGGACACCGATAGCTGGTATATGATGGGACCGTCCTCCTGGTCGCACTCACACATCGTGACATACCCGAATGGGAAGCGTACAATCGTAACAATCTGGAAAGGCAAGTATAGAGCATGAGAGATCTATTACTCAATATCTTGGTGTCGTTCGTTCTTGCTGCCATCATCACATTCCTTTGTTGGTTGGGTGCGTATACTACCTAGAGCGACGAATGGACAAGGCGAACATCGTGACATACCCGAACGGGAACGTACAATCGTAACAATCTGGAAAGGCAAATATAGAACCTAAGGAGACAACATGACCAACAACAAAGTAACTGCCGCCCAGGATGCACTGGATGCGGCACTGGCAGCACAAAACACTTGTAAGATCTTACTAGCTAACGCCAGTAAGTGGCACGACACAGGGGCTGAAGTGCGGGTAGTGGTGGATGGCCGACAGGTTAACCTCACTCCGGATATCCTCCAGTCTGCGTTGAACACTCAGCTTGTACAGGTCAACAAGGCTGTGGTAGAGGCCAGACGTGACCTAAGCATCGCCGTCCGTGAGTGGAGTGAGGAGTTGGCGGAATAATGGTACGAGCAACGAATGGCAAAGGTGGCAAAGGTGGGGACAGACGTCCCCGCTACGCCCCTGGCTGTAATCCGAAACTGGTTGACCTCCATGTGGCCTTGGCCTATGGTGAGATCGACCGTGAGACGTTTGACAGGAAGAAAGCATGTCTACTGAAAACCAACAAGCACTAGTTCTCTGTCGTTATAATGGCGGAGAGATTGTGATGCCTCCATTACGGACCAGAACAACCTTGACCTATGAACAACTGGCTCCGATCCCTAGAAATATGGAGGAGGCCTTGAAGCCTACCGCCGCATGTACAATGCGTAGGATAGACTACCGCCTCTGCCGATGGTGCGTATCTACTGAGCCTAGCCGGGAGTATGTCTACTTCTATATTCCTAACGAGATCCGCCCGTGCAATGAAGGACGGTACATCAGCAATCATCTATGGAGATCCTATGTTGCACATCAAAAGCTTCTTAAACAAATTCACGGATAAAATCAACGGGGCCTTCGAGATGTTCGGAGGCTTCTTTGTTTGCTTGAACATCCACAGTGTCTGGACGTTGAAGAGCGTGGCCGGAGTCTCCTGGGTTGCGGTTGCCTTCTTCACTATCTGGGGGTATTGGAACCTGTTCTATTATCCCAACCTGGGCCAGAAGTTCAGTGGCCTTGGTGCGTGGTTCGTGGCCATTGCCAACACCGTGTGGCTGGCCTTACTTATTTACTATGGAGGTGTATTTTGATTTACAAAACGTTAACAGGAGAACAAATCAACGACGTCATCAGATATTGGAGAAATAAACTCGCCTTACGGGATTGGGAAATATCGTGGACAATGCACAATGATTCTGATATGAATGATTGCTACGCCCAGGTCGGGCATTCGTTGCCGTACATGACGGCCCACATCCGGATCTCAGATCCCAGCACTTGGTCTGCCAACGCTGACGATACAGACATGGAAGAGTCGATCCTACATGAGATGGTTCACGTCCGAACAGCAGAAATTTGTGATAAGCTTAAGGGCACATTAACCAGGGAAGAGGAGCTTGTTTTCCTTGAACGGCCTACAGACGTGCTGGCCAGGACTCTGGTAGAACTACGCAGAATGTCGGACCTGTTCGATTGGGAAGAATTACCGGAGGAGAAGAAGAAGAAGAAGAAGAAAAAGTCTTGACTCCAGGTCCCGAGTAGTGTATTATAGGTACTTGTTGCGGTTCTCGGAGGACTGCCTGACTGACGATAGAAACTTAGTTAGAGGAGACACACATGGCAAAAGGCTACAAAGTAAATGAGGTCATCGAGTTCCGCTTGCGGTGCAACGGTGATCCGGCCACAGACAACCCCACGGTTGTTATCTACGACGAATTGGACGGCGTAGAGGCCACACTTCAGATCGGCTCTGGGCTTACTCAGGTCGGCTCAACCAGAGTTGTAAAGGGAACGTTCACTCCCGATGCCCAGGGTGAGTGGTCGCTCATCGCGACTGATGACTTGGGCCTAGAAGTAACCAAGCAGTACTCGGTTGGTGTTTACAACCTGGCCGCTGTTGGTGCCAAGATTGCCACCATTGAGGCGAAGATTGACGCCCAGGATCTGGTGACCGCCTCAAACCATACGGCAGTGCTTAACGCATTAAGTGCTCTGGGTGCGACTTCGGTTGCCCGTGGAGGACACTTTGGATGATCAACCATTCGGTGCAACACTACTCTACGGGTAGAAAGCATCGACTGGTATTTACTCCTGACGCAGTATCGCCCGGCAGTAGTGACATCTATTGCCGGGTGTACTGCCCGGAGAGTAATTGCAACCCTGAAATATTACAACTAAAACCAATTGATGCGGTGTATGAGTGTTACTATCAGTTCCGGTATGTCGGAGACTACTTGTTACTGCTGATGGTTGACGGTGAATTAATTTTCATGTTAAAGGCTGTGGTAGATAGATGAAAAAAGATCCATTCGAACATCAAGCAAAGGAATTTAAAGAGCATGGCCTTGATAAGGTGCGGGCCATTCATTGGGAGCAGGGTACAGGTAAGACGTACTTGGCTCTGTGGGAAGCAGAAGAGCTTTACAAGCAGGGACTGATTGACGCCATGTTTGTCCTGGCTCCCAATGGCCTCCACACCAACTGGGTGATCTACGAGATCCCAGAACTGGTATCCATTGAGCATCGCTCCCTGGCCTATCAGAGTAAGAAGAGCAAGACCAAGTATCACCAACGTGAGGTCAAGGACATTCTCAACTACCGGGACGGCCTCCCCATCTTTACTATGTCTTACGATGCCATCAAAACCGTAGCAGGTAAGAAGGCGGCCAAGGACTTCCTGTCGAAGCGTAAATGCTTCTACGTGTGCGATGAGTCCAACCGGATCAAGACGCCGTCTGCGAAGGTTACACGCACTGTGGTGGCCTCTGGCAAGTACGCAGAGTATAAGCGTACACTGTGTGGAACGCCCATCACTAACACGCCCTTTGATATCTACACGCAGTTCCGATATCTGGAGCCCGACTTCTGGGCCAAGACCGGTTACGGCCTGGCCGATTACCAGGACTTCAAGACCTTCTTTGGTGTCTGGCAGAAGATCACACGCGGAGATGGTGACAACCAAAGAGAGTTCCCACTGTGTGTTGCGTACCAGAATCTACACATCCTCAGTGAGTTGGTTGCGTCCATGTCCTCACGAGTTCTCAAGGAAGACGTTCTCAAGGACTTGCCACCTAAGCTGTATTCGTACCGTGGGTTTGATATGAGCCCCAACCAGGTCAAGCTGTACATGGACATCCAAACCGAGTTCATGACCGAGTTCGAAGGTGAGATGGTGTTCACGCCTCAGGTCATCGTCCGGCTGCTCCGGCTCCAGCAAGTTCTCTGCGGGTATCTGCCCACCGGTGACGACAAGATCATGACGCCCATCGACAAAGGCAAGAATCCCCGGCTCCAACTCTTGGGCGAAATCACCCAGGACCTACCGCACAAGTGCATCATCTGGGCAAGGTTTATTGAAGACATCAACCAGATCTGTGACATGCTGGGGGACAGGGCCGTTCGCTGGGACGGCACCGTGCCCATGGATGAGCGAGAGGACAACAAGCTGCGGTTCAAGAAAGAGCCCTGGGACAAGGTCCAGTTCCTGGTGGCCACTCCTGAGTCAATGGGAGAAGGCCACACATTAATTGAAGCCTTGACCATGATCTACTATTCCAACAGCTACAAGCTGAAGGAAAGATTGCAGTCTGAGGACCGCAACCACCGTGCTGGGCAAATCAATCAGGTAAATATTATTGACCTAGTGGCCAATAATAGCATGGATCTTGATATCATTACAGCCCTTCGTCGTAAATTTGATTCAGCAAGTTCAGTAATTGATGGAAAATTAAGAAAATGGTTATTGACTTACGGTGGCAAGGATGCTATTATAGCTGAGTCGAATGAAGAACAAGTGATCAATACTGAATCACGAAATGATGAAGATGCTTACGAATTGTATCGAGGATTGAAATGAGCGACGAAAAGAAAGACGTTAACCTTGACTATGGCCAGTACATTGATGAGGTCGAAAAGGCCCAGGATGATAAGGATCTTCTGAGCCGGATCTCCGCCGCAGCCAAGGAACTGAAGAACAAAGAAAAAGAGATCGCCGACGCGGAACTGGCACTGAAGAAGCTCAAGGGACAGAAGCGTGACCTTGAAGAGAACCAACTGCCGGAACTGTTCCTGGAAGCTGGGTGGGCCATCGGTGCCAAGATCCAGACAAAGGATGGCTTGCCCTTGACCTTTAAGAAGGTCACACGGACCAGCATCGCTGGAGCTAAGAAGCCTGCGGCCATTAAATGGCTGGACGACAACGGTCACGGCGGTATCGTGTCACGTAACGTAGTTGTCAGCTTCAATAAAACTGAGCAGGAAAAGGTTGACAAGCTCCTGCGTCTCATAGGTCGAAGCTGGAAGAACCACAAGACGGTTCTGGATGTCAACGGAGCCACGGTTAAGGCTCTGATCACCAAGCTCTTACAGAAGGGCGAAGTAGATGTACCCCTGGAGACCTTTGGAGTTCACCAGGCGGATGTTGTAGCAATCTCAAGTTGATACGTATCAATCACTTTTTTTTGGAGACAAGACATGGCAGCAAAGAAAGCAACAAAGAACGAATTGGCCAAGAAAGAAGCCGCAGCATTGGTGACCTTCGAGGGTTACAGTGACTATGGCCAGGAAGGCTTCGACAACACGGGCAAGGAAGACTTTTCCATCCCGTTCCTTACAGTGCTTCAGCAACTGTCACCCCAGTTGTCGGAAGACGACGCGGCCTACATTGAGGGTGCCAAGCAGGGCATGATCCTCAACAGTGTGACCGGCGATCTGTACTCGCCCGAGACCGGCGTTCCGTTCCAGCCCGTCATCACGCAGCATGTGTATGTCGAGTGGGTGCCCCGCAACAGTGGCGGTGGATTCGTGGCCATCCATGAGATGGACTCCGACGTCGTGAAGGCAGCCAAGGCCGCCAGCACACAGTTCGGCAAGTACAAGGTCGGTGAGAACGATCTCATCGAGACGTACTACATGTACGGCAACATCCTGGATGAGAACGACACCGTCGTGTCTCAGGCCATGGTGACATTCACCTCCACCAAGATCAAGGTGTACAAGGCAGCAATGACCAAACTGCGTTCCTTCCAGGTGCCAGTTGGTGAAGGTCGCAAGGCATCGCCTCCGTTGTTCGCCCACCGTCTGCGTCTTGGTGCTGTGAAGCAAACCAAGAACCAGGACAAGTTCTGGAACTTCAAGATTGATTCCTTGAACGGTTCAATCATTGATTCCCTGATTGCTCCGGGCAGTGACTTGCTGGACATGGGCCAGGCATTCTACAAGCTGGTCAAGTCTGGTGAGGCCAAGGTCGATCACGCGGCCCAGAACGCTGCGGGCGACGACAAAAAGCCCAAGGGTGAAGTGCCGTTCTAAACCCTGACAACCTCCTTCTTTTCTTCATCTTAACCTTAGGCCGGGAGGCGTACTCCCGGCCTTAAATTTAACTTCGAGGTATTATGAAACTTGCACCCCAACAGCAACGAGCTATAGATATGATCAAGGCCTGGAGGCGTAACAGTGCCAGCCAAGTCTTTCGTCTGTTTGGGTATGCGGGTACAGGGAAAACGACCTTGGCCAAGTACATTGCCGAGGACTGCACACTGCCCCTGTTCTGTGCCTTCACAGGTAAGGCTGCTTACGTCCTACGCCAGAAAGGTGTAGAGGCTTATACTATACACCAGTTGATTTATCTACCGCAGGAACGGAGTAAGCTGCCTCTGAAGAGGCTTGAGGAACAACTCGCATGCTGCGACGATGAGGATGTCAAACGTAAAGAACAACTTGAAATTGAGATTGCCCTGGAACAGAAAAAGCTGAACAGTCCAAGCTTTAAGCTTAATCCAGAGAGCATGGTTAAAGGTGCTGACCTGATCATCGTGGATGAGGTTTCCATGGTGAACGAACAGATGGCCCGTGACCTGATGAGCTTCGGTGTGGACATTTTGGTCCTGGGCGATCCTGCCCAACTGCCACCGGTGTTTGGTGCGGGTTACTTTATCAATGCACAACCTGACTTTATGCTGACAGAGATCCACAGACAGGCCCGTGAGAATCCGATCATCCGATTGGCTACGGACATCCGGGAACGTAAGATGCCCCGGCCCGATGGCGGGATGGTCCGTGCCTGGGGATCTATCAGCCCTGAGGAAGTCTTAGAACACGAGCAACTTTTGGTAGGTAAGAACGACACCAAGAAGGCAACAAACTTTCGCATTCGCGAACTGCTTAGGCGTGAGTCAGAACTGCCTGTCCCTGGGGATAGAGTCGTCTGCTTGCGTAATGATCACGAGGTCGGCCTCCTGAATGGAAGCATCTGGACCGTGGACACCTGCTTTGCTGGGGATGATCGCGACAAGGTTGACCTGATTGTTATGAATGAGGACGGGCAGTACGTGGCTGTCGAAGCACACGCTGATCCGTTTGTTAATCCAGATCCTAAGGCCCAGCTTCCGTGGTGGATTCGTAAGGAAGCCCAGGAGTTTGACTATGGGTACGCCCTAACATGTCACAAGGCCCAGGGATCGCAATGGGACTCGGTCCTAGTCTTCGACGAAAGTTCTGTGTTTGGGAGTGATCGGTTCAAGTGGTTATACACTGCCGTGACTCGGGCAGCAGAGAAACTTACACTGGTAGTTAGATAGGAGAGTATCATGGCGAAGTACCGAACACCTAGATCCATCCGTAACCGTCGTCGCCAACGTCGAGACCTGGCCTTTCGCCGGACTCGGAAGTACAACTGGCAGAAGCCGTTACGCCGTCGAAGAAAAAGAACACGGTACAGCATTTTAGACTTGCTTTTTCTTCCGCCATTCCTTATCATGGATGAATTGATTGAAAGATGTCGGGACCTATTGAATGTTAAATAAAACCAAGAAAGCGTTGCTTAAGCGGGCCATGCGTCAGGCCATCAAAGACTCCAAAGAGATCTGGCTGTTCAATTGTTATGACTGTCGGAACTGTGTGGATGACGGTAATGGTTATGAGTGTTTGGAAGAGGTGGTGTCATTACCCTCCAGGACCATGATCGCTGGCCCGCTGATGCCCGCCTGCTTCGTGCTGAACTATACCGTTGACCATCCGTTCGGTCACGTCCTGGAGATCATGCACGAGTTAGGAATAGAGTTCCACGAAGCCGAACAAGGCTGGGGGACCTATGTTATTAGAATGATCAACAGGGCCGGGAAGTTCGGTCACGTTATGAATCTTAACCCAAGAAATGAGGTAAAGTAATGAATAACCAGATGCTAGATCACGCCTGCCGTCAAGCGGCCAAATTCTCTCAACAGTTGGCCGTGAGAGGGACACCACGCCCTGCTCCTAATGTTCCTGTGCCAGGACAGCCAATTGTGCAGGAGCAGATTGTTCTTGTTGCTAACCGTGGCCAGTATGGGCGTAATTATCTTACCCGTGCTCATCGTGTTTCTATGTTCAACCAGATCCAGGCTCTGGATATTCCAGACAAACATCAGCTACAACTGAGAGGCACTGATGATGTAGACCTCTGCCGGGCTTGGATGCAGGCACATAGCTGGGACTTCGTTAAACGTGCCATGGGTATCTGGCCAAAGAAGCCGGTCATTCGCGAAAGGAAATATTCGTAATGGCAAGACGTAGCTATAGAAATTGGAAAGACACTGACACGCCTCCGTTGTTCAAGCCTGAGAGCAACTGGAGGCCCCCGTCTTTCGAGGACCTACCTCAATCATGGAAGGGCATCAAACGGATCGGTCTTGATACCGAGACCAACGACAAGGACCTGCGGAAGTTAGGCCCAGGTGTTCGGCGTGGTGGCTATATCGTCGGAGTGTCCTTCGCCATTGAAGACGGTCCCAAGTTCTATCTGCCTACACGTCACCGAGGTGGTGACAACATGAACGAGACTAAGGTGTTCCAGTACCTGAAGGATCGGTCCAAGGAATTCACCGGCTCCATCTGCGGTGCCAACCTGGGCTACGATGTGGACTACCTAGCTGAGGCCGGGGTTGACCTCCTGGATCATGACCTTCGTGACATCCAAGTGGCTGAGCCCTTGCTGGATGAGAACAAGCTCCAGTACTCGCTGGAGGCCACGGCCAAAGGCTACGGCTTCCAGGGTAAGAATGAGGACGCCCTGAGAGATGCGGCCATGGCCTACGGGATTGACGCCAAGAAAGATATGTGGAAGCTCCCGGCCCGCTATGTCGGTCTCTACGCTGAAGACGACGCAGACCTGCCCCTGAAGATCCTACGCCGTCAGGAGCGGCTTATTGATCAGCAGGGCCTCCAGGGCATGTACGACCTGGAACGTCGCGTACAGCCCATCCTCATTCGAATGAGACGCCATGGTGTGCGTATCGACTTCGACCACCTGGACCGCGTGGAGCAATGGACGATTGTCCAGGAACAGCTTATGCTGGACGAGATCGCCCGTCGTACCAACGTTCGGATCTGTGTGGATGAGATCAACAAGAAAACCCTCACAGCCCGTGCTCTGGACGCTGCGGGCCTTCCCTATGATAAGACACCCACCGGGCAGCCTAAGATCAATACAGAGCTTCTCATGCCCCTTGCAAAGGACAACAAGGTAGCATCGGCAATCATCCATGCCAAATACCTGAACAAGCTGAGAAACACGTTCGTGAAGTCTATCAGGTCTCACCAGGTCAACGGACGGATTCACGCGACGTTGAACCAGTTGAAACGCCAAGGTCAGAATTCTGAGACCGTGGTAGGTGCTGGCCCTGGGCGTATGTCGTCATCCAATCCCAACCTTCAACAGCAGCCTGGCCGTAAGCCCAACTGGTGGGCCTTGGATATGCCGGTCCATATCTTCTGGCGGAAGATATACCTGCCGGATGAGGGCGGCATGTGGGCGGCCATGGACTACTCCGGGCAGGAGCCCCGTATGCTCACCCACTTTGCGGCTTTGTGCAACTGCCCAGGTGCTGCGGAGGCTGTCCACCAGGCAAACACCGATCCCAACTGGGATTTCCACAACACGACCACCGAACTGGCCTTTGGTGCTACACCGGCTAACACGGACCCTAAGCAGTTTAAATTCCTCCGTGGGCGGGCAAAGATCATCTTCCTAGGGTTAGTGTACGGTATGGGCGGCGGCAAGCTCTGCCGGTCTCTGGGCTTCCCTGTGGAGATCATCAAGATCAAGGGCGAAGAGCGAGAGGTTGCAGGCCCTGAAGGAAAGAAATTTCTGGAGGAGTTCAACCGCCGCGTGCCCTTTTTGCAGGAAATCAAGAAGCTGGTAGAGGGCGTGGCATGGAACCGACGTCATATAATCACCCTCCTGGGACGGCATATTCACTACCAAGCCGGGTTCGGCAACGAGCGAAAGGCCCTAAATAACCTGATCCAGGGCAGTTCTGCGGACCAAACCAAGCTGGCCATGGTAAAAATTTATGAGGCTGGCTTCAGTTTACAGTTGCAAGTTCACGACGAATTTGATACAACTGTGTATAAGAAGTCTGAGGCATATGAAATCGCTAAGATTATGACAGACTGTGTCACCTTGAAAGTTCCGTCCAAAGTGGACGTGGAGCTTGGCAGTAGTTGGGGGCACTCAATGGAGAACGAACTGACAAATGTATAAACTATGGCTACCTAATAAGGAACTGAGGACCAAGAAGATCGAGGTGCCAAACCTGGAGGACCCGATTGCACTTAATATTGTGGTTCTGAAAGGCATCCAGGCACAAGATGTTGCGGTCGGCGACATGGTTAACGTGTGGGAAGATCAGCAATGCACGCAGACATGTTGGGGCCGAGCCCGGATCTTCGAGGTCAAGCACATGGTCCTGGGCGATCTGTCCCGCTACAAGATCCTCCTGGGCAGCTACTACCACTGTAAGGATGCCGGTAAAAGCTTCAAGCGATTCATGGCCGACATGAAGTCCCAGTATGATGGGATTCTTGAAGGCGAGATCGTCACCGTTGTTTTCTTCACCCCTGAACAGGATTTAATCGAGAATATTAATGGAACAGGATCAACGAAAAAAGATAGTCAAAGCACTGAACAAGCTTAAGAAGGATGCGATCAGTGTTGAAAACCCGGCACTCCCAGGGACACCGGACGTCAACTATATTGGCGGGTGGGTCGAACTGAAGTACCTGGAACGCTGGCCTGTTAAGAAAGAAACGAAAGTCACCCTCGACCACTACACCCAGCAACAGCGGGTTTGGATCATGCGTCGGTGGTATAATCAAGGAGCAGTATGGCTGTGTTTGCAAGTCTCTAAGACTCGCGAGTGGCTGGTGTTTGATGGTGAGACGGCTTGTAAGAAAGTTTGCAAGGATAACCGGAATGCCCAGGAGCATCGTGCCCTTGCGTGTTTCATTGGGAAATCAGCAGACGAAGTAGCGGCCTATCTTACAGGGAACAATAATGCACATTGCAACCGACTTTCTAAATAAATTCAGACCAGGCGGACCGTGGCTCCTGGTGGCCACAGATCCTGAGCGTAAGAAAGCTCCAATCGGTCTGACATTCAATGCCCAACAGACGGACAAGATGGAAGCGTGGATCGAGAAAATGAACGCGGCCCACAACATCTATTTCTCCGTCAACCCCACGATCAATCCGATCAATAAGAAGGCCAAGCGTACTGACATGAAGCACATGGACTGGCTACATGTTGACGTTGATCCCCGCGTAGGTGAGGACCTTAAAGAGGAGCAGGAACGCATCCTTAACAAGTTCCGCAACGCTGAGCCCCGGCCCTCCTGTGTGATCTTCTCCGGTGGTGGCTACCAAGCATTCTGGAAGCTGGCCGAGCCTGTCAAGATTGACGGTGACCTGGCCCTGGCTGAAGATGCCAAGCGATACAACGTGCAGCTTGAGATCCTCTTCGGTGGTGACAACTGTCACAATGTCGATAGAATCATGCGTGTGCCTGGGACCATGAACCTGCCGGACGCAAAGAAGCGGGCCAAGGGTCGTGAGAAAGTCCAGGCCACGTTGCTATACTTTGATGAGTCCGTGGTCTATCCTATCAGTGCCTTCACTGCGGCCCCGATGGTGCAAGGTCAAGCGGGACAGAGTAGAACCTCCCTGGCCACCAACGTCATCCTCCCCGACGTGAGCGGAAACGTGCAGAGGCTGGCCTCCGTGGAGGATCTCCCCGAAGCTGTGAAGCCGTGGGTTAAGGTCCTGATCGTTCAAGGTAAAGATCCTGATGACCCTGGCCGGTTTGAGTCACGGTCTGAGTCTCTGTTCTGTGTATGCTGCGAGTTGGTCCGGGCAGGTTGTGACGCTGAGACGATCTACGCCGTCATCACGGACCCTGACTTCAAGATCTCCGAGTCCGTCCTGGAGCTTGGCTCCCGGTCTGAGGCCTACGCTTTAAAACAGATCAAGTCTGCGATGGAACAGGCCGAAGCTGCGGAACTGCGGGAACTGAACGACCGTCACGCAGTCATCGCTTCCCTGGGCTCTAAGTGCCGAGTCATTGCCAGGGAGTGGGACCACGCCTTCGACCGGACCAAGATCATCTACCAGGCCTTCGAAGACTTCCGCAACCGATACATGAACCGCCAAGTACAGATCGGGATGAAGAACGATGTCCCTCAGTATATGCCTTTAGGTAAGTGGTGGCTGGAGCATCCCCGTCGTGAACAGTTCGACACAATGGTGTTCGTCCCTGGGCGTGAGACCCCCAACGCTTTCAACCTGTGGCAGGGCTTCAACTGTGTAGCCAAGCCTGGCGATTGCTCCCTGTTCCTGGAGCATGTCAAAGAGAACCTGTGCCGTGGCAACCAAGAACACTACGACTATTTCATGCAGTGGATGGCTGCGGCGGTGCAACGCCCAGATCAACCGGCTGGTGTGGCCATCGTGCTACGCGGCAAGCAAGGGACAGGCAAGGGCGTGTTCTCTAAGGCCTTCGGCCACCTGTTCGGGCAACACTTCCTGCAAGTGACAAACTCCAAACACTTGACCGGTGCCTTCAATAGTCACCTTCGTGACTGCGTGTTCCTGTTCGCTGATGAAGCTTTCTATGCTGGTGACAAAAAGAATGAAGCGATCCTCAAGGGCTTGATCACTGAAGAGCAGTTGATGATTGAGGCCAAAGGTATTGACGCCGAGTTCGGACGCAACTATCTACACATCGTCATGGCCTCCAACTCTGAGTGGGTGATCCCTGTCGATATGGATGACAGACGTTTCTTCGTCCTTGATGTGAGTGACGCCCGTAAGGAAGATCACGAGTACTTCAGTGCTATCATGAACCAACTGAACGACGGTGGTTATGAGGGCTTGCTGAACTACCTACTGAACTACGATATCTCAGGCTTCTCCTTCGCTGAGGCTCCCAAGACGGATGCCCTGGCAGAGCAGAAGGCCCTGAACCTCAGCCCCGAAGAGGCCTGGTGGTATGATAAGCTTCAAGAAGGTATCCTACTGCCCAGGCAGGAAGAATGGGAGTGCGTGGTAATTAAAGAGGAGTTGTTCCTAGATTATGTTGAGTTCGTCAAACGCCCAGGGAGTCAACTGTGGCAGAGCCGGTGTACAAAGACGCGGATGGCTAAATTCCTGGGACGATTCCTTCCTTTAGGATATCCCAGAACGCGGCAGATCTCGATCACGCCGGACAAGGATTCCCCCAACGTCGGACTGCGAGTTAATACCCGTCCTATGTGCTTCGTCTTCCCCACCCTGCAAGAGTGCCGGGACAACTGGGACACATTAATGCGATGTAAGACACCTTGGCAAGATGTCGAAGTGTCCGAAGATAGACCGCCCTTTTAAGGAGAACTGATGCACCCTGCAAGAAAACCAAAACCGTTTGGCCCTGCTATTATCAGATGCCTGGAATGTGAAGGAAAAACTGTCATGGATGGTATCGTTAAAATCATGACAGGCCACGGTGAACGTGACACCATTCGCTGCGTTTGCGTAGACTGTAAGGTGGTTTGGGGCATCTACAATGTAGATCTCCCCAACCAGCAAGTAAAAGGCTATCAAAAAAGGTTGACACCGAAGATGAAATAAGCTATACTTTAAAACGTAACCTATTTATAAGGAATTTTGAAATGATCACCAAAGCACTGATTTACGTAAACGGCGAAGTGGCCGCCGAAGTCACCGGCCAAACGTTAATGCCTGCCACGGATACCGAGGAAGAAGCCGACGCCCTCCTGGCAGGTGGTGGTGCATACGAGAACGCCCGTTGTGCTCTGTATGACTGCTTTTCGCAGATCTTCGGAGAGGATGTTGATGTCGTGTTCCCCGAATTGGAGATGTAGCCATGATCCCAGTCAAAGTCACATTTGTTGACGGTAGTGAGATGCGTGTGTTCGTCCGACAGCCGGAGTTATTCGTCCAGCAGGCCGCAGAGAACTGTACAACAATTCACTGCATTGAGGAACTGCCGGTCGTGGATCTGCTTCCCACGGATAAGATGGTGGAGTGTGCCCTGACCTTAAAGGACGGGATTCGTCTCACTTGCTCCATGCTGGAACAGGATATGGACAACGCCAAGGCTGAATGTGCTGCGGTGCTGGATTGCGAGATCGTCTACACGGAACAGTTACTGGAGTTGGCCACAATAGAGACCGTCCTGGACGAAAGACTCAAGGGAGCCTACGCGGTCATTAACAACATCCCAAACAAGCTGCGACGTATCAACCTGCACAGGGAGTACCTGAAACGCAAGGCGGGATATGTCGCTTCGTTGGAGGCCCTGATCGACGGGTCCTTTAGCGACTAACTTTAACTAGGAGATCCAATGTACAGACCCAATATCCCGGAGGCTGCCCCGGCGAAAAAGGCAGTCAAGTTTGTGAAGCTTGATAAGATGAACGTGACATGTGCGGTGCTCGCCATCCTGGGCCTGGCCCTGCTTGGTTGCAACACTGCTATGGATCACATCACCCCGGCACCGGTCAGCCCGGTTGTCACCGACTACCTTGAGACCGAGGTCCCTCAGGTCTGGGGATTCACTTCGCTGTACCATGTCCGCCACATGAACATCCAGATTAAACTTCAACACCAACTAAGGCAGCTTGAGAACATCCGCAGGATTGAGGACGAAAAGCTCCGACACTCTTTTGCCAAGGCATACAATGAGGCGGCCAAGCGGGAGGGACAAACCATCCAGGACATTGTCGTCGGCTCCGAAGGTAACCCGTTCTCTCGGCTGCCCCTGGGCTTCTGATCGGTCGTGCCATGAAGCGTAAGCAGGACTATAGCCCAGAGGAAGCAAAGAAACTGGCCAAGGATGTCGAGAAACGTACTCGTGAAAAAGTCCTGGCTGAAGTGAAATCTACTAATGAGGTGATAGCATGAATAATGTCTTAAAATTCACACTAGTGTTAGCTTGTATTGTCTCGATCTACTGTGGGGCTTGGAGCTTTATTGGATGGTCCGTGTCAAGTGAGGCCCAGGTTGAGGTGATGCCTCCCACGATCCAGGATCTGGCGGACACTACTGTGACGATCCTTATCGAATTCCCGTGCAAGCACCAACCCCCATGCTGTGACCGGTTCAAACATATGGGGTTTGGTTCTGGTGTGTTTATTAGTCACGGCAGCTTCATGACGGCGAGACATTTATTTGAAGACAAACCGGATGGCACTAAATACTCTGCCCTGTATAAAGGTAACGAATATTTCATCAACGAAGAGCATTGTGTGTGGCTTGACCCAGATAGTGACCTGGCTATGGTAGACCTATACGGCGTTCCTCCTCATCCTATCGCTGAGACCATGGACGGAGACCCTCCCCTAGGTGGTGACGTGGTAATGATTGGGACACCGGCCTACCTTTCAATGGCGGGTTACGTCACCAAAGGAAACATATGTCACGTCCATGCTGAAAAGGTGATCGCTGGCCTACCAAACTTTAATGACCCGGAGCTTGCAGAGATCTGGGATAGGGTAGTAGGCACCACCTGTTTCACGGTCCACGGCAACAGCGGCGGTCCTGTGTTCTACCAGGGAAAGCTGGCCGGTATCTTCGTAGGCTTTCCGGATCTCCGCAAGTTTAATAAGAACTACTCTATATACGTACCCATTTATGAGTTCGGGACGTGTAGTAAAGTAGAACAAGTACTTGAATAAGCACTTCCCCTCTCATTTCTTCCTCCGACTGGCCAGGTTCTTATAGGACCTGGCCTATTTTTTTAGTTTTCTGTTTGCATGTCCCCGGTCCATTGAGTATACTTTAAGTGTTGGATGAATGAAACGAATTTTGGAGGCAAGACAATGTGTGATTATGATGACAGACGCGACGATGACCGACATGCTGAGGCCCTGGACAGTGGCTTGATCAAACGCTACTCCATACACATCGGAGCCACGGCAAAGGTTGTAGGCTGGAACGACGAGCACAAGCGGGAAGTTACGGCAGTGGTTACCATCCAGTCTGAGTGGAGCCTGGAAACCGCCTGTGAACCTACGTTCGAGTCCTTTGGCTTGCCCTGGTTTGAGGCCAACTGTGAACTGGAAAATGTCTCGGTGCATTCCAAGCATATCGTACCTGATTGGGTGGATGGCGAAGACCTGACCAACGTTCAGAAAAGAGCAGAGAGTTTTAATTGGGATTTGGATGACTATGGACAAGAGTGAAGCAGATAAAATTCTGGAGAGCGTGGGCTGGCCCCTTGAACAAGACGAGATCGACGACTGGGCCATGGATGATGAGATCCTGGTCCTGGGCGGCGGTGGTAAGAAAGGCCGGATCATGGACGTGCAGCCTAGCTTGTGCCTGATAAAGTTCCCTGGAGAGAAATCCACCTGGGTTGACAAAAGACTATTACTACATTACTGTGGAGAGTGACATGATTGAATGGCTAACATACACAAACGCAATGTGGATCATCGGTGCCTTGAGCCTACTGACCTACCTTTGGGTTGACGGCAAGCACCTACTCCGTGAGATCCTAACAATGATCTTCTTCGCAGGTGCCTGTCTCTATCTAGGGATGGTGGCTGTTGTTGCCTTCCTTGGTGTAGTATTGGCCGCAATCATTGGACCGGCTGCCCGGCTGATCTGCCGGAAGGACACAACCACATGGGGTGGGACCATTATCTGTGCGGTCACCAACTTCTGTTTCGGCTGGATGGATAAGCTCAAGGCCTACCAGGATAAAAAGATCAAGGAGCTACAGGCCCAGAGGGCGAAGCTTGAACCTGATCCTGTGTACCCTGGCAACCGTGCGAACGTGGGCTGTTACCCGGATGGCTTCTATAAGCTCCAGTTCAATGAAGCCCAGAAACCTATATGTCCCGACTGTCCTGGTACGCTGGCAGGAGGCCCAGAGGCTGGCGTACAAATGATGACCAAATGCACCTTGTGTCACGCGGAATTCATGTACACGCAACACGACGGCATGCTGGAGAGAATCAACCATGAGCGAAGTTAAAGACAAAGTGACAGACCTCCTGGACAAGATGAGCTTTCAGACCATGGAGGATGAGGATACCCGAGTGATTCAGGGTATTACAATGATCATCTGTCAGAACGAATACTTCGCCACGGAGATGCTCAGTAAGAACCACTGGCCGACTGAGGACGAAGTCAAGGGCCAACTGTACGGGCAGCTAATGGAGTACCTGTTCGGCCCTATCGTCAAGGATCTTCAGGAGATTAGGAAGCTGACGAAACGGTGCTGGACTCCCAGGTTCAGTGATGAGAATGAAGAGGCCGTCAAGGCCATAGAAACTTTACTTAAGGATTTAAGCAATGAACGCGATGCCAAACTACCGACGAATTAGAACTGATCAGATTGACCTGGGTGCCCTGGAGCAATTGGAGAACATCCTGCGGCTGCCGTTCCTGCGTGCCCTGGCTATCATGCCGGACATCCACCAAGGCTACGGTGTGCCTATCGGCTCCGTGCTCGCCACGGATACCAATGTAGTGATCCCGAACGCGGTAGGCGTGGACATCGGCTGTGGGATGGCTGCCGTCCGCCTGGGGTATATGGCCAGCAATGTCACCCGTGACGACCTGGTGGCCCTGACCGACAGAATCCGTGAAGTTGTCCCGGTAGGATTCAACAAGCGGCCCGTCCCAGTACAGGACCGATTCATGCCAAACTCCCAGATCTTTGAACATACCAACATTGTGGCTATGTATCTCCAGAACGCCCGTCGTCAGATGGGGACACTAGGTGGCGGCAACCACTTTATTGAGATCCAGGTGGATGAGTACGACTACCTGTGGGCTATGATCCATTCCGGAAGCCGTAACCTTGGTAAGCAGGTAGCGGACGGGTACAACAAGGCCGCCAAGAAAGAGAACGACCGGGCATACTCTAAGGTTGAAAGCTCCTGGGACCTGGCCTTCCTGGATACCCGAGACCGTCTTGGCCAGGCTTACATGGCCGACATGGCCTACTGTGTGGAGTACGCCAAGCTGAACCGCCGTCGTATGATGGCTGAGGTTCTCGCTGCCTGTGATGACGTGCTGCCTGGTCCTGTTGGGGATGTTGGCGTGATCCACGACATCTGCCACAACCATGTGGCCCTGGAGAACCACCTGGGCAAGAATGTCATGGTCCACCGTAAAGGTGCTGCTGGGCCTTTCTACGCTGACACCGTAGGTATCATCCCAGGCTCCCAGGGGACCGCCAGCTACATTGTTATGTACAAGGATGAGGCTCCGCCCACTGCCCTGAGAACGACGTCCCACGGGGCCGGTAGGGCCTTAGGCCGGAAGGCCGCTCAGAAGTCCCTGGACCTCCAGGAACAGCTTAAGATGCTGGAGGGTGTTGTGCATCAGGTTAAGGGCCGTGAGGACCTTGACGAGGCTCCTGGGGCCTACAAGGACATCGACGAGGTGATGGCCATGCAGTCCGATCTATGCGTGGCCACCACGAAACTGAAACCCCTGGCCGTTGTGAAGGGATAACCATGGCCCTATGTTTTAGAGACCGGTGGTGGTGCCGTCGCTGGGAGTCCTGTTCGAACAGTGACTCCTGCGGCAGGGCCTTCACCCCTGAAGTACAGACCGCAGCCCAGGCCTGGTGGGCAGGCTTCAAATGCCCAGGTGGAGCACCTGTGGATCTGCAATCGCCGACACGCTGTTTTAAGGACAAAGACAATGGATAGACCGCAATACGCAAAAGACTATGAAGAACGCTTCATCAAAAGCTGGCCGGTGATGGTCCAGCCAAAGAAGGACGGCGTTCGCTGTATGGTTGAACTGGAACGCAACCACGAGATGGGTGGGGCCTGGAGGATTGGTGCCTGG